AGAGAGAGAGAGAGAGATAGAGAAGAGCAAATTTATTTTCTAGCGTCAGATTCTCAATAAGCTTAACAACTAAACTAGCAGCTACTGTATATAGTGTAAGTGCTTAACAAGTGGCTAAATGTTTATAACTTTTGCAGACTTAGCAAAGCTGAAATCAGTTAGTAGGAGTGCAGTTGCGCAGAAAAAACAAAAAGGGATTTTAAAAGACGCAATTGTTAAGGTGGGGAACAGGGAAATGCTTAACAAGGATCTAGCGCTTGAGTTATGGGATAAAAACACCGATCCGGCAAGGGGTGTAATTAGCGTTGCTACGCCGACGAAACAGGAACTAAAGAAAAAAGTTGAAACGTTGCCAGATGATGCAATTCCTGATTTCAATGTGAGTCGGGCAAGAAAAGAACATTATTTAAGTGAGCTGGCAAAGATTCAGGTTGCTCAACAGAAAAAAGAATTGATGCCAGTAACAGAGATTAAAAAAACAAGCTTTCAACTTGGTAGGAGTATTAGAGAATCTATGGCGAATTTGGCTGATCGTTTATCAAATGAAATTGCAGGTGAAACCGACCCGCAAGCAATCCATAAATTATTAACAGAAGAACATAGGGCGGCTTTAGAACAATTGGTTGAGGCAGCATGAACGCATGGAAGGAGGCCTTTTTAGAAGGTTTAAAACCTGAAACGCCTTTAACTGTTAGTGAATGGGCTACTAAATATCGTTTGTTGAGTAGCAAGGCAAGTGCCGAACCTGGGAAATACCGGGTAGAACGTACGCCCTTTTTACGGGAGCCTATGGACTTATTAAGTAGTCAAGGCGAAGTCCAAAGAGTTGTATTGATGTTTGCAAGCCAATGTGGAAAAACTGAGCTTGGCATGAACTTTCTTGGTTGGATAGTGGATCACAGCCCGTCATCCGCTCTTTGCGTTCAGCCAACGATTGAAATGAGCCGCCGTCTTTCTAAGCAAAGGCTTGAAAGTATGTTTACGGAAACGCCTTGTTTAGCGTCAAAGATCGCGCCAGCAAGATCGAGAGATAGTGGAAACACAATGTTTAGTAAAGAGTTTCCCGGCGGAATATTGCTAATCACTGGAGCCAATAGCGCAACAGGTTTAAGAAGTGCGCCTATTCGTTATTTGTTTATGGATGAAATCGACGCTTTTCCTAGTGATATTGAAGGGGAGGGCGACCCATGCGCGTTAGCAGAAAAAAGAACAACGACCTTTGCAAGAAAAAAAATATTACTTACATCAACTCCCACCGTAAAAGATTTTTCAAGGATCGAGCAAGAGTACTTATCCAGTTCACAAAAACGGTATTTTTTGCCTTGTCCCTTATGTGGTCACATGCAACATTTACAATTTAAAAACTTAAAATATGAAGATAACGACCCGTCAACTGTTCAATATCAATGTGAAAAATGTGAAGGCAAATTTAAAGAAGTACATAAAACCTCAATGCTTAGACAAGGCGAATGGAGAGATACAGCAGAAAGCCAAGACAATAAAACAGCAGGGTTTCATTTGAACGGTCTTTACTCTCCATTAGGTTGGTTTAGTTGGGAAAATATGGTTCAGGAATTTATAAAAGCAAAATCCGACGCGCCTTTATTGCGTACCTTTGTTAATACTCGACTTGCTGAAACATGGGATTCTGATCATGTTTCCCCTGTTAGTGTTGAAGGTCTTTTAAAACGGTGTGAAGGATATTTACCGGGGCAAATTCCCGAAGGCGTCCAAACAATCACAATCGGGGTTGATGTGCAAGGTGGCGGCGGAATGGGTGGCGAAAATCAAAGACTAGAAGTGTCTATTTGGGGATGGAATTTAACGCCGGATCGTTTTGAAGAAGCATGGCTAATTGATCATCAAGTCATTCTCGGAGATCCTCATCAAGCTCATGTTTGGTCGGTGTTAGATGTTTTAGTTACTGCTGAATATGAAATGCCAGTACCGGGGAACCCAGAAAAGAAAATTAATTTAAAACCTGATTGTGTCGTGGTCGATTCTGGCGGTTTGGCGACACAGGCAAGTTACCAGTACTGCCGCGAACGTCAGGCGCAAGGGGTGATAGCAATTAAAGGAACAAACCAAGCGCGTAAACCTGTTATTGGTCGCGGCTCAAAAGTAGACATCAACGCAAAAGGTAGATCACTTAAAAAGGCATTAACTTTATATTTAATGGGCGGAGATACTGCAAAAGATGCTTTAATGGGTAGACTGAAGCATAACGAACCCGGACCGGGTTATTTACATTTTCACGCGCAAACTACGGAAGAATATTTTCGGCAATTAACAGCAGAAAGACAAATTTTAAAAACAAATCGATCAGGGTTTCAAGTTCCTACATGGACGCTTAAGCCGGGAACTAGAAATGAGGCGTTGGATTGTCTATGTATGGCCTATTGCGGCCTTAATCGTCTCTATATGATCTATCCGAGGGCTAAAATTGGCGAAATATTTAATAAAAGGCTCTTAAATCCAACTAATTCAAGTGGCAAAAACAAGCTAAACTTACGGAATAGTGCTACGCCTACGAAGGGTTATGTCAATCAATGGTGATTTCAAATGATTCCTAGTCTTTTTAGAGCTGGCGATACTATCCGCTGGCGTATTCCTGCCGGTGTTAATTGGCTTAATGAATCGGTAACGAATGCTGATTACACATGTACTGCGTATTTAAGGTTTAACGCTTCTGGAGAAGCAAAAGCAATTGTTGGGACGGATTACACCGATGGGTGGGAGTTTGTTATTCCGCAGGCTTCTAGCTCAACAATGGACGCCGGAACGTGGTTTTATCAGATCCGCGCCGTTAAATCAGGTGACGAAGTTACTTTGTATGAGGGACAAGTCGAAGTAAAAGCGCAATTAACTTATACAGGCACACCCGGCGCATTTGATGGCAGAACACAAGCGCAAATAGATTTAGATAATGTCACCGCTGCTATTCGTTCAATAATTTCAGATAAAGCGAAAGAATATTCAATTGGTGGACGTACCTTTAAACGTTTAGATCTACCAGAATTAAGAGCAAGAGAAAGTCAACTAAAAGCCGAAGTCGTTAGAGAACGCAAAGCCAACATGATCGCTAATGGTCTTGGTAATCCTCATTCACTTTTTGTCAGGTTTTAAATCATGGGTATCGTAAATGCTTGGAAAGGATTGTTCACCTCAGAACCACCAAACCCAACGGTGTTACCTAGAAGAAGGCGAGGTTACGATGCTGCAACTTCTAGCCGTCTTACTTCTAATTGGTCTGTTAGTAATTCTTCGGCTGACGCTGCTTTAAAAGGTGCCATTGCTCCACTTAGATATAAGTCACGCGACTTAGTAAGAAATAGTCCGTTTGCTCGTCAGGCAGTAAGAGCGATTGAAAGTAACACGATTGGAGCGCATGGAATAAAACTGCAAGCGCAATGTCGACAACAGCGGGGTAAACGCCTCGATACAAAAATTAATAATCAAATTGAACAAGCTTGGAGCAATTGGAAACGGTACGATTCTTGCCATACCGCAGGGCGTTTATGCTTTACCGATATTGAAAAAGTAATAGTCCGTTCGTTGGTTACTGATGGTGAAATATTTGTTCGATTTGTTAGAAAACCTTTTGGAAGATCACAAATACCTTTTGCCCTGGAATTGTTGGAAGCTGATCAATTAGATAGTGAATATACAGGCCGCAGTTCTAAGAAGAAAAATACTTGGAGGATGGGAATAGAACAGAATGAATTTGGTAGAGCCGTTCAATATGCCTTCTTAAAGAAACACCCCGGCGACACCCCCTTTGGTACTCCTGTTGGTCAGCGGGAACACATGCTCGTACCAGCTAGTGAAATATGTCATATCTTTGTTAGCAATAGGCCCAGCCAGTCAAGAGGGGAACCCTGGCTTAGTTCTTCTATCTTGTCTTTGCATCATTTAGCAGGTTTTCAAGAGGCGTCGGTTATTAGAGCAAGGGCGGCAAGTTCGTTAATGGGATTTATTACCAGCCCCGAAGGTGAACTAGATCAAGGCGGTGAAGTTTACGACAATGAAAGGGTTTCACAATTTGAACCCGGCAAGTTTTCCTATCTTCAAGCTGGCGAATCCGTGACGGTTCCAGACTTTGATTCACCAAATAGCGAGTTCCCTGAATTTATGTCAGCAATGCTGAGAAGTGTTGCGTCAGGGTGTGGGATTTCCTACGAGTCAGTTTCTAAAGATTTCAGCAAGACAAATTACAGTTCTTCCCGTTTATCTCTTTTAGAAGATCGCAACCATTACCGTTCCTTGCAAACTTATCTAATAGAAAATTTCCATAGTCGGGTGTTTGACGCATGGTTAGAAATGGCAACACTAAGCGGGGCTTTGGTTTTACCGTCATACGACACAGAACCAGAGCGATATAGAAAGGTGCGTTGGATTCCTCGCGGTTGGGATTGGATCGACCCACAAAAAGAAATTGTGGCAGCAAAAGAAGCAATCAAAGCCGGATTAAAAACACAAGCGCAAATCGTTAGTGAAAACGGTGGAGACTTAGAAGAGCTATTACCAGCAAGACAAGCCGAGGTAGAAGCAGCTCAACAATTAGGGCTAGTATTTGACACTGATATGTCTACGTATCAAAAAGACAGTAAGATAAGCGGAAATAGTAACAATCAATCCGATGACAAAGAAGAAACAACGTGATTTAGAGGCGCAGATTCAACACCGATCAGAGGCGGTTGATTTTAAAGTAGGAAAAGATGAAAGAACGATTGAATTTCCTTTTAGTTCTGAAGAGCCTGTTAATCGTGGTTATTTAGGTAACGAGATTCTTGATCATCGAGAAGGTGCAATTGATTTTTCACGCTTGAATGATTCGGCTCCTTTGCTGTTTAACCATGATCCAAATAAGCCTATTGGAGTTGTTGAAAAGGCTTGGTTAAAAGATAAGAGAGGTTATGCCCGTGTTCGTTTTAGCGACAATCCTTTTCCCTCAGAAGTTTATAACGATGTTAAAAATGGAATATTAAGAGGCGTTTCGGTTGGTTATACAGTTAATAAAACTGAACAGCTAGAAGATGAAAAGGATTCATATATTGTTCGCTCATGGTCTCCGGCTGAGATTTCAATTGCAGTTATAGCTGCTGACGCGGGAGTTGGGATAGGAAGGTCTAAAGACGTAAAAGAAGAGAAAGTAGAAACTAATATGCCTCCGAAGCAAGAATCAAGTAATATGCAAGAACAGCGTGAAAGCGCCGTTGCGTCTTCTGGCGCACCACAAACTAGTAAACCTGATTTACAAACTCAGATGTCCAACACACCCGATTTAGAAGTGGTGCGTTCTGAGGCTTCCAAAAAGGCAGCCAACCAAGAGCGTAACCGTATTAGAGAAATTACAGCTTTATGTAGGAAGCATGAGCTAGGCGAGGAGGCAACAGAAAAATTCTGTGATGATCCTAAAGTTGACGGCAATTTTGTTCGTAAGGTCGTTTGCGACAAGTTGGCTAATAAGTCTGTTGAAACTGTTTCACAGGTTGAGCCTACTGAACTAAGAAAAGAGGGTTACAGCATTGCCGCTGGTATTAAAGCAGTTCTTACAGGTGATTGGTCATCTCGTGAAGCTGGTTTAGTTCGTGAGCTTTCACAAGAAGTTGAGCGTTCAGGTGTTAAAAGATCTGCTGACCGTAGTTTCTTAATTCCTTATTCTGCTTTAACAAAAAGGGCTACTTATGTAACCAGTTCGGCAGCGACCGGGGGCAACGTTGTTGCAACTGACCTTTTAGCTGATGATTTCATTGAGGCTTTAAGAGCTAACACAATTACAGGTGGTTTAGGTATTCGCACACTTCCCGGCCTTGTTGGTGATGTCGCGATTCCTTCCAGATCTTCAACGGCTACAGGGTACTGGTTAAGCTCGGAAACCACGGCTATAACTCAGTCTGAGAGTCAGTTTGGGCAAGTAACTTTGCAGCCAAAAAATTATGCCGCCCTTAGCAAATTTTCTCGGCAAACACTTTTACAAGCAACACCCGGAATCGAAGAGCTTGTACGTCGTGACCTAACCGACACAATTAATGTTGGGATAGATGCCGCCGTGATCGCGGGGTCTGGCTCGTCTGGCCAGCCGACCGGCATAACAGGAACCGCTGGGATCGGCAGTGTAGCCATTGGGACAAATGGTGGAGCCATTACTCTTGAAACTCTCATTAACCTAGAAGAGGAAGTTTTAGTTGATAACGCTGGCGGTGCTTCTATGGCATACGCAACCAACCCTAAAGTTCTTTCTGAATTGAAGAAACTAAGAGCTGGTGGTTCTGCTGCTGGTGATGGTGCCTTCCTTTGGAACGTTGATCCTAGTGGTATTGGTCGTTCTGGAACACCTGGAGTAATCAACGGCTATCCAATAGGAGTTTCAACAAACGTACCAA